ATTATTTTCATCCGTGGATCTGGGCTCAGCCCCCATACCCAATATGCTATTTCCGCCTCTGCCTGAAACCAAGTTACCAGCGGCATTTGCCATGCCAATCGAACCAGTGGCTCCAGGGGAATTCCATAGATTTCCACCACTCCCTACTCCAGGATTCCGCCCGCCACAAGCAAGCGGCACCCCATTATCGGTTAGTATCACTCCACCAGAATCCACCCCCCCACCTGTCGCGGACAGCAAAGCCCCAAATGAGGTGGTGCCTCCACCAGTTACAGGGGGTAATCCCGCCGCTCCACCAAGTCCACCAGCGCCAACAGTTATGGTAACCCCACTGAATGCGGTGGTCAGCAAGCTGCAAGCGTAACCCCCACCGGAACCCCCTGCTCCAATGGAAAGCTGGGCTCCCAGACAGTTCTGAGTCCCACAACCTCCTCCACCCCCGCCAACCAGCTCAACAATCACCCTCTGGGTTCCTGCAGTTGGGGTGTAAACAGTGGCTCCAGGGGTGTTGAACACCCTGATATTGATCAACCTGCCAGAGCCCGCTGACACTGACACAAGCTGGAACTTGGTGCCATCATAGACCGCCAGGTAGACCCCTCCGACCACTATGGTGCCAGCCGGTAGGGCAGAGCCATCCGGGAACTTCCAGCTCTTGGCCCCCAGCCCACTTACGTTCAAGGTGGAGGCCCCGGTGTTGGCGCTGATCGCCTTGACCCAGACCGCCAGCCCAGTGGTGTAGGCAGTTATGGAGGGGCTGGGGGTCACAGCGTATGCATTGACCACCCCGGTGTCAAGAGCATAGGTGAAGACGTTGTTCTGGATATCCCCGGCTACCGCCAGCACGGACAGTGCAGTCACCAAGTTGCTGAAATTGGCATCGCTGGTTGTGATTCCCTTGGCCACCAGCATGTTGGCTAGGGCCGCAGCCATGGTGGAGGTCTGGTAAAACAGCTTGTTAGCCGTGGGGCTTGGGAATACTCCCTCGGTGGCACCATTGGACCTCTGGGAATCGGCAGTGTACTGCCCGTCGGATTCCTGGTTGTTCGCATTGGGGTTCCATTGCAGAAAATTTGTGGTTGCCATAAGAATTGTCCTCTCTCCTCCCTACCTAGAGCGTATCATTGTTTCGCAATATCGTGGTGGTGCCACCATCTTGTATGGGGGTGACGGTGCCGATGTTGACATTATCGGTCACCAGGTTGTCTATTCCTCCGGCAATTACCCCTATTCCGACCCAACCGTGCTTGATCACATTCCCTTTGACGAGGTTGCGGTCACCCTTGACATAGATCGACCACCCAGCAGTTGCGGTATTGTCGTACTCTATGACATTGTTGATGATAACATTCCGGTGCGCCAGGGCCGTGTCTGTGTTTGAATAAATGCCGCTGCGGCTTCCGGATAGATAATTGCCGCTCACTATCCACCCGCCATTGTTGATCAGGGCTATCCCATATCCGGAGTCAGCATCCTGCGCCCCCAGCACCCCGGAAAAGATGGAATTGTTGCGTATGATCAGGCCTCGCCTATTCGCCGTGTTTGTTGTGAACCCGATGCCATGATTGCCTGAGCTGTTGAAGTTGACAATGGTGTTGTCGGCGATGTCTATGTCGGTCAGAACGCAGCCAACTGGCCCCAAATACCTGATCCCATACCCATGATATGCTCCATGGCCGACCTCGGTGGATATGTAATTTCCATGAATCTTGACATCATTCAGTACAGTGGCAGCACCATCCGCCAAGGTTATCCCACCCACGGACAGGTTAGTGAATATGTTATCCGTGATGTCAACCCATCCGCCCTCATCCACATGCGCCCCACAACAGGCCCCATTCACCACATTGCCGTGGAACCGAATGTACTTACCGAACCCATGGTGCTCAAACGCATAGCTCGTGCCATCAGTCCCGGCCTGCATGTCATAGGCGATGTTGTGGTCGAAGACACAGTTAAGGGGCTGCCCATAATAACCCTGCCCTGACGAGTGGGCTGATGTCACCCCCAGGTGGCGATTCTTGGTGACTATGTTGTCATGGATGTTGATGTTCTGACTGGCGTCAACCACCACGAACGCATAAAATAATGCTCCGCCAGCACCTTCGTATTGCACCCCATCAACATAGTTGCTCCATGCCTCACCCTCCAGGCTCTGCTCGTAGGATAGCGCGTAATACTCATACCCCAGGAACTGGCATCTATCAACCTTGGAGTCCCGCACCAGGGTCAGCCGAACACCATAATTGTCACCGGCCTCGGTGTCTACACCCTGGAATGTAATGCCGCTGATCCTGATGTCAGTCACCCAGTTTACATGGTATACGGTGGCACCCAGTCCCACGGTATAGGCATCCTCCAGGGGGGTGGCGAAGTAGATAATGTTTCCAGCTACAGCCCTGATTCGCTTGAACTCCCCCCTGTCCACCTCGTAATTGGCCGTATAGGGATATTTATCAGAGGAGCACACCAGCACCCACTCATCCACCACAAACCCGGCTGAGTTGGACACTGTCACGGAATAAGTCGCAGCATCCGCATTTACTGTCAGCCCTATGTTGCCCCCCAAAGAGCCCTTGGCCTCTGCGGCGGTGGTGACAGCCACACTGTTTATGACAGCCCCATCCCCATAGAGATGGGTATGGCTGGGAAGGGTGAGACCGGCGGTCAGACCCCAGGTTGTGCCCCTATCCCCGATCCAAATAGGTACACCAGCAGTTGCCCCGGCAGTAATGGCTTGCTGCAGGGCCGCTCCAGAGCTGCCCCACCACACCGCCATGGCCATGTTGCAGGACCCAGCTGACAAAATCACCCCAGACCCTGAGAAGCACTGGGTGTAACTGGCCGAGAAGGATGGCAGTGTAAGGGTGAAAGCCCCCAAAGTGATCACTGCCCCTGGGGCCACATTGAGGGGCTTTGTCATGACCCGGTTTGCCGTCAGCGTGATGGATGCGGTAAGGGTCACACCGGAAACTGTTCCATCACTCTGGGCTGCAACAAGGCCACTTTCAGTGACAACGGACAGGGTTGTGCCGGATTTTATGGGTCCGGTGTACTGGTCTATCCTCTCAGTAACCGCCCACGCCGACAGGGAAGTCATTGTCAACCAAAAGATCAAGAACCCAAACCCAGTAGATTTTGACGTAGCCATTCGACACTCCAACCTAGACTATCAAAAGATTCCCATCAGGCCCTGTCAAGAAGGCCCCAAACTCATCTACGATAAACGTGTCCTCCACAGGCTCTGCCGGACCCCAATTCCCTCGATCAAACCCAGCCAGCAGGTTGGTGTCCAGGTCAAACCCAAACTCCGGATACCTGTGGGTTGAGGCGTACCAGTTCCCAAGATCAAACCCAGCCACGTACGGGTCGAAATAATCAAAGCCAAAAAGCGGGAACGGGGGACCTACATAATATCGGGGCTTCACCCCCTCGGGCCTGGGTATGATGTAATCCCGCACAGCCAGGTCAACAAAAACACTGGACCGGTTTGGGAACTCGATGAAAATGTCCATAGACATTCTGTCATAGATGTTGTTGTCATGGGTGGCGAGAGTCGCATCCGGGAACAGAACTGCCCACAGGCTGGAAAGGCTTCCCTGAATGCCGTCCCAGTGGTTCTTGCCGATGGTGGCCTTGAGAAGGGTTCGGTAGTCCTCGTCGGTCAGGGTGGGGCTGATCCCGTAGTTAGGCTGGAAGGGCAAGGTGCGCTTGATTCCAACTATTTCCCCCAGAATGTCCAGCTGGTTTCCCACAGCATAGTCAAGGTCGAAGCTGTAGTCCATGAGGTCCATGCAAGCATCAACCTCATCCAGCCTGGTCACCATCAACTCCAGCACAGCCTTGAGCCTGGGTGAATCTTGGTATTGTGACGTGAGCAATTGTTTATAAAATAAAATATCTCTACGCAAAATTAGACATCCCTTTTTTCAAATAACTATTTTTTACTGCAATTGACATCTTTTTGCGGGCCTCTTCAGTATGATGTTTCCCCAACATTGATGGCTTATTCCCACCACTAAGATGTTCCCTCAATCTTGCAGTAACACTTCTTGCCGTTTGCCCTACATAGATCTTTCCATTTATTTTGTTTTGGATTTTATAGATTGTCATCAGTAACCTATGACTCCACCAGGACGATGTTGGCCAGCAACCCCTCGGCCACCGCATAATGTGCTATGGAAATATCCGTTGCGGCCTGGGCTCCTATCACAGTTCCTGCCACCACTGACGTGACCGAGAACAGCGGGCGGGAAAGGTTAGGCATCACCGACAGGGCCGCCCCCTCCAGACCTGAGATAGTGATTGTCTCATAAATGTTCAGGCTGTTCAGGTACACCACCAGTGACGCCCTTATGGCATCAGCGGTGACCGTGGTGTACCCGGCCATCCTGGTTAGGGAGATCGTCACGAATATGGGCACGTAAGTGGGGCGGTAGAACCTAATGTAGACCATGGCCCCATAGACCGGGTCAGTGATCCACACCCCGGTGGTGCAGGCCGGGTTGGTGTTGGCCCCGATACCTCGGTTGGCGTAGATTGCCTGGGCCACATCGGCATCCGTGCCCCCCTCGACAACGCAGGTGATGGAATGCCCAGGAAGGTCGAGATCGTTGGGGTCCTCCGCTGCGGTGTGCTCATAGTTCTCCAAGATGATGAACCGGGCCACCCCATCCACCGCGGCAAGGCCTGCGTAGGTCCCGGCCAGCTCGGTCCGGGAGGGATAGGCGGTGCTTACGGATTGTCTAGCCCGCACCTGGGAGTCCAGTTCCACTGGGGTTCCGGCTGTGGCTATGGCGACGTTGGTAACCGAGGTCCACCCCCTGGTCGGGGTGTTGATCCTGGTCAACTCTCCTGGCAGGGCCGTTATGGCCCCCACTGTGTCACAGATCGCGGCCTCATCCACGGTGCCCCCCAGCCCTATGGTCACCGAGGCGGGGAGGGACCAGGTGTAGCCATTGATGTCCTCAACGATGCCGTTCAGCACGACAGTCCCGGCAGTTCCGGTCAGGGTCACCTGGCAGGAGGAGTAGGACGGAATCATGCGCTTCAGGCCATTGAGCTTCAGGATGGAATCCAGCCCGATACCGATTGAGGTCACAGGGCTGCGGTTGTTGTACGCCAGCTGGAGGTTCTGGTTGGCGTCATAGACCTTGCGGGCAAATATGGACATGAGCTGGTAGTCTGCGCTGTCCGAACCTAAATAAATATCATTGCCAAAGATGGTCTTCATCCCGGTGATCATGTCGTCCAGTATCTCCTGGAACGTGGGCAGGTGCAACCCGGTGGCATCAACATATGGGGCAACATAAGCCATTTACGTCATCGTCCTTCCTATGATGAACGGGACATTGGAGACCGCCACCGCCCCATAGACCGTGTCCACCTGGGCCGTGAACCCGTAGGCCCGGGTGTCGGGGTCATAGGTGCTGTCAATGCCGGTGATGCTGGTGACATTCGGGGTGCCCAGGATCCGCTCCACTATCAGCCGGTCCACCACCACCTTGTTGTTGCCGCTGCCGGGGATGCCCAGTATCGCCTGCCACAGTGGCAACCCATCATTGGTGTCCATCCACCACTCACCCAGGAACAGCAGCAGGCGGCTCCTGATGGCCTGACCTACGGCATCTATGGCCGAGAGATAGTTGCCCTGCCCGTTCCCGAATGTGTAATCCCAGGATTCTGAAAGTCTACGGTACTTCATGCGCTAGTTGCCTACCTGGGTGATGCCATTGATGGCCACCGGGGACCCGTTGATGCCCACCGATGCCCCGCTGATCCCTATAGCCCCACCAGCCGTCTCGGTGATGGTGGTGCCAGCCGTGATGGTTATGCTCTGCCGGGCCGTGATGCTGATGTTATCGGCCACGATGTTGACATCCGTCCCCTTGACCTCCACGTAGGAGGTGCCGTCATCGGTGCGCAGCTGGACCGACTGATCCGAATACCCTGGGAGTACCCTGGGCTGGCTCCAGATGCCCACCAGGGCGTAGCCATCGCTCAGGTCATGGCGGCGGCGCTCCACCTGGTTCTGCTGCCCCCCGCTCTGCCACCAGGCGTCCATGCACTGGTCGCCGAATATCACCAGGCACTCGTCCCCAGCGGCCACCGGGTAGGTGATGGAGTATCCCCCGGCCCTGGGCATGTGAACAGGCACGTCCACCAGCACCGGGATATCCTCCCAGGTACCCACCCCGTCCAGGTTCACCCGTTCCCGAATTGCCAGCTGCACGGTGGCGGTCTGGGTCGTGGGGTTGAAGCTCTGGATGATCCCAGGGGAGGAAACCCGCAGGTCGGCAGAATGTTGTTCCAGCGCCTTGTTCAGGTGCTCCCACTCGGGGGTCAGTCTCTCAATCAAGTTTATCATCTATGACATCGCCTTCCCAACAACAAACGGGGCACCCTTGCCGGTGCGGTCATAGGCTATGACATCGCAGTACCAGTCATTGCCTCGGGTGTCCCCAATGTAGGTCACATTGCAGATCTGGAATACCCTATCCTTATCCAGCTGGGTCAGAAGTTGACCTTGTATAGCCTTCTGCTGCCGAATGAGAGCCAGGTCGATCTTGGCCAGCTGATATGGCACCGTGATCTTGATCCTGGGGTCAAGCAGGGTGCGAAATGTGCATCCATAGTCTATCTGCTGCGGGGTTCCAATCAATCCAGACTTGGGTGTTATCAATAGAGGTTCCCCTGGAGGCTGATCGGTGACCTTGGTGAAATTTATTGCCCCATCCTTGACAAAGCAAGTGGCATCGCTGTTCTGGGCCACCTGACGATAGTATTTCTTCGGTTCCCCGAAGAAGGTCTTTCCCCTGGGAAGCTTGGCCTTGTTCAAATTGTCGGTTACTGCCCCCACCTTTATCGGGTATCGGGCATTTGAAGACACCTGCTGTATTGTTCCACGCTGATCCAGACCGGCATTGGCTGTGAACCGCACCAGGTTGTGATCGTAGATTTTGCTCTGTAGCACACAGTGCAAAGTCAGGGTGTAATCCACCACATTCTCCCTGTCACGCAGGGGCTGCAGCACCCAGCCATGAAAAATCTTTCCAAAATGCCCATCCCTATACCCAGCCTCCACTGTGACCTCAGAGCCCTCATTGATGAGCTTCTGCTCTGACTCCCCCGTTAGGTTGTAAATCGTAATGTCACCGTAGCAGGGGGTCATGTACCCAGCATGATTCAAGTTGAAGGTCACCCGCAATGATTCTGGCTCCCAGTCGCTGTTTGCCACCTCCAGGGCGACCCCGCCATCCACCTTGACCAGCACCCTGTACTTGCGCCCCCAGTAATAGGGGTTATGGGTTACATCACTCTCAGCCATGCTGCGTGTTTCCCCATAAAAGAATAAAATCAGTGCCCAAGGTAGTGTCATCCGGGTAGTCAGTCAGCTTGGGGGAACCGCTCTTGACAACGGTGGCGCATCCGATTTCAAGATGCCCGTGCTGTCTCAACAGGTTGCCAGCCGGGAAGTCCCCGGTCAGCAGTGGAATGGAATCCAACAGAAAGACATTGGCCACCGGGTCAATCACAGTCATCACCCAGTACTCGGCGATGGTGTTGTATCGCATGGTGAACCGAAAACCCCGAGTCTCCCCATCCACATCCAGCATGATGTCAAAGGTGTGATTTGGGGTGTTATCCAATGGAATCTCTTGCAATCCAATATCAGCAACTGGAGGCCCAGTCTCTTCTGGAATAACTTCTGAGCCGGGGAACAGGATCTGACCAACCCATGGATTATATGTCATTGCCATATTGTGGTTCTCTCTTTACGGACCCAATTGCCATTGATCAGGTATTGGCCCAGGACCCAACTCCCACCCATGTTGCAAGATAGTTGTACTGGTGCCTTCAGTGCTGGTCATAGTTGGAACAGTAGCATTGGAGGCATCCGCAGTACCAGTCAAACCACCATACCCGCCGATAGTGGTGCTTGGTGCCGGTGTAGCTGGTTGCACCGAACCACTGTTAGTTGCGTCCGTGGTGTTAGGCGCTGCGCTAACAGCCGTGGTCTCCATCACAGTGGCCAGTATGATTTGCTTCAGCGTTACCCTGGCCCTCATCCCATAGGTTGTGCGGGCGTCCACAGGGCTGGAGATCTGCTCGATAATCATATTCTTGTAGACGTTGAGCCGTGTGACCACCTTTAGGGGAACCCTGGCCGCCTGCAGCTCCAGGAGCTTCTGGTAGGCGGTAACGCTCTTGCCCCCTGCCCCACCAGAGTACTGCCCCTGGGACAGGCTGCTCATGGCGTCCGACATCCCTATCTCAAGCACCAGGTGGGCGGGCATCTGGTAGGCATGGTCGGAGATGTTGGCCCCGGTCTGCACCGGATGCTCAGTGATGCGGAGGGTGCTGACATGCTCCTCCCGCAGGACGGCATCGAAGAAGTAACCGGCGATATTGGTCGCAAGGTAGAGCTTCTGCTGGAACGGTCCCTGATACCCGGACCATTGCGCCGGGCGGAACCCTCCCCAGGATTGCAATATGCTGCCCCCGGTCAGGGCCAGTGCTGTGATGGTGTAGGCGTTCCATTCCCTAGCTACCATGAATGCTCCACAAT